TGAAGCGCTAGGTTTTTTGTTGAGGAAATACTTCTTTACAGCTTCTTGAGCCTTTTGCATGGAGGAGTACTTACCACTTAGTGCCTTAGGTACTGAGCCAACCTCAACCCTGATGACAAAAAATCGGTAACCCCCAAGTTCTTTCTCTATGTAGAACGAACCGACAATCTTGTCTGACTTGCATTCACACCTCTGGTTTTCGGTGTCATGGATAAAGTCAGTCATTAGTGTCTCCCATACTTAGGTCTACTGTTCTCACGTTTAGTTCTGAACTGATCATTCTGTACGTAAGACTTATGTCTACGAGCAGCCTGATCTACTTTCGGGTCTACTCCTCCTTTAAACAAAGAGAAGCAAGTAGACTTAGCTTCAGCAATCAAGAAGGGAAACATTACTTCGTCTAGATCAGGAACGAATGTATCAGCTTTGGTGAACGTAGGGTAAATGACACCCCAAGCTTGTGTCTTGCTTTCTGACAGAATTGAATCAACAGAAGAGTCATAGGAGTCCATCACGATGTGTTCGTCATCAAAGCTTGTGTAGAACGAGGGTTGACCGTTAGTACGAATGTACATAGAGGTTCCTGCGTTTACATCGGTAACCTCTACTGTGTTGGCAGAAGAAGAGCCTGTACGTGCGAGGAATTCAAGAGGTTCAACGAAGAGAACTTCTGTGTATGTTGTACCTACTTTATAACGAAGGGTGTCAATACGACGAACATTCGCAGGATACTTGAAATGTGTGGGGCGGCTTACAGATGACAAAGAAGTAAGCTTAATCAGCTGGTGGTGCTCAGGGATGTCACGGGTTGTGACGATGTTAAAGAAGGTGTCCTCCACAACGGAGGCTACTTGAAGTGCCTCAACGGTATCTTCGATGGAGTTGACACCCTCTGAGTCCATATCGTTTAGGATCGACTGGACTATCTCAATGAGTGTTTTCTTCATTACGCTGGAACCCCTTTCATAATGAGGGAAGCTGTAGCTACATCAAGAGTAAAGGCTGTGTCACCTTTAATAAAGATTTCAACGTAGTCATTTGTAGAAAGACTTACGAGATCATTAAGAACAACAGAACGCCACTCACCTGACACAGCGGTTACAATAACATGACCACCATTCATAAGTGCTCCGTTCTTGTAGAAGACAAGCTCAAGAGTTTTACTGCTTCCTGAATTGTTTCTGAAGTTACAGGCAAAAGAACAATCAGAAATAATGGTGTCTGTTCCTGTGTACACGAGACGAGCATTAGGTGTGGATGTACCCGTGAAGCCATCTGCAAGTGTGACAAGGAAAGTAGGATTAAGTGCTGTGAAAGAAGTAGTTACTGAGTGTTGGTAAGCAGGAGTAGTAGCATCAAAGTCTACATACCCATTGATCTGATAGTTTGGTTGTGTCCAATCCCCACTACCTGAACCATCTGAAACATAGACCTTACCAGAAGTAGCAGAAGCTACACCCTTGGGCTCATGGAGGTATGGGTCTGTAAGATTAGAATGATTGATGTTTACCATGAAGCTCTCCTAGGGGTATATACTATCGACCCTACCAAGGGTAAATTTATTATACACACTTCTGACTATTCTGTCAATAAGAAAATGGAGGGAGCCCCCGAAGGAGCTCCCAATGTTTTTATACAGCAGGGTTTGATACGACTGTGACAATACCTTCTGGACGGTACTTCTTAACACCGTAGCGAGCAGTAGTAACATACTCGTGACGCTGACGGTCTTTGTTGTACTCGTAGTCAACCTCAGGCATTTGACGCCATGCACCAACAAATGGGTTGGCAGTTGTGTCAGCTGAGAAGAAGAGGTTAGCAACACCAGCGTTGACTGAGAAGTCGTTGCCTGTTGAACCATCTTTTTCAAGCAGGGCTGCATCAGCAACGTCAGCTTTGAGGTAGTTAGAAGTATAAACGTCGAAGCCGTATACGTTAGCTACGAAGCGCATACCAGTTGCGATACCGTCACGTACAATACCTTCCCACATTGGGTTGTTTGACACGTTGACAAGGTTTGTCAGTGTGTTCAGTTGGTATTCTACTGATGGGTCAACAACAGCTACGAGACCACGGTCAGGTACGTTTGACTTCTTGAGGGCATAACGTGCGAATGCAAAGTCAGCAAGCTCAAGACGACCACCGTTACCACCTGAGAAGCGGTGTGCAACACCGTCAAGTGTTTCAGCTGAGTTAGCTGTGACACCAACTTCAGGTGAAGCAAATGTGGTTGCTTCGAAGTGCTCAAGGATTGCACGCTCTTGCTCAGGAACGAAACGAGCTTCGAGTTGTGCGCTGTAGAATGAGTCCTGAGCAGCTTTCTTAGTGATGTAAGAAGCTGACTGGAGGTACTTGTCTACAGTGAATGAGAACTCAGCTGTATCCATTGGTGTGTAAGCAACAGCTGCATCTTCTGTGTAGTCAGCTACAGTTGTTTCACCGATTGTTGGGATTGTGAATGTGTCACCATCTGGGAAACCATCCAGCATACGCACGTAGCGTTGTGCTTGCATTTCATCACGGAGGATTTCTTTAAGCTCTGAGGAGTATACCTCTGAACGGATTAGACGTTGCATGTCCGCATTGGACGAAATCATACCAGCCATTTTGCTAGTCCTTTTTTGTTAAGAGAAGTTTTAGTTACCGAACTTATCACCCATCCGCATCTTATCTTGGATAAGCTGTTGTTGGACTCGTGGGGAATAATATTCGTGTCTGTTCTCTCGACGTAGCTTCTGGTAGTATGACCAGTTGCGTTCTGTCGAGGCTTGCATATTGACACCCTCGGTGCGAACCGAACCTTGAACCATTGGGTTGAAGGCTTGTTTTGGTTTCTCACCTACAAGAGTAAGAAAAGCATTAGGTGACTCAGTTGCAATTTCCTTCATACGGTCCATTGACAAACCAAGCTCTTCAGCTTTCTTCTTGACAACACCTTCAGCATCTGTGCCGAAAGCTTTCTCAAGTTCTTGGTCAACGTAAGTAAGGTTCTGCTTTACCAGTGTATCCTTGTCACGTTCACTAAGTGTCTTTTCAACGAGGCTCTTCAGGTCTTCCTCACTCAGAGCAGGGTTGGTGTTCCCTTCTGTAGTGCCACCAATATTATTTTCTTTGGGCGCTGAAGTTTGTGCAGCGGTGGGGTCTGCGGCCTTGTTCTTCAGTTGTTCGAGAAGTTGAGAAGCGTAGTCTTGCTTCTGGAGGTCTTCACGCATTTGCGTAAGTTGTTGCTCCAGAGTCTGAATGTATCCGTCAGCTTCAAGCTTTCCTTTAGCTAGAACCTCAGGGTCTCCCCAGTTCTCTCCCTTTGCCTCTACGAGCTTCTTCAAGTATGATTCCTGTGGTGGGGTCTCAGCTTGTGTCTGCTCTGCGTTCTGATCGGTCTGTGTGGTTGCAGTTCCGTCAGTGAATACCATGTGTTATTCCTTGTCTAAGTTGATGATTTCAAGCACCTTGGTTAGTGCTCTGTTATAGCCATTCCTGTCTGCCTGCTTATAAGCCCAAGAAGGGTTATCATAATCAGTAGAAGGAGGATTTACCTCAAGCATAGACTCAAGGATTTCTTGAAGGGTCTCCAGTGTATACCTGTGTTGCAGAAGAGTTTGTCTCTGAGACTTCTTCTCTTCTTCGGTCTTACACTTTTTAAACCAGACAGCCCTCATTATTTCTTTTTCTTCTTGACAAGCATCATGTCTTGTGCGTTGTACTTTGAGGCTTTGTTGCCACGAGCTACTGCACCCTTAGCTGCCAAATTCTTTGGGCGGGCTTTGGGACGAAGAGATTTCTTAGGTGCTAGCATAGTTAAAGTCCTGCTTGTTGTGCCGCCATGAGGCGATCTTGGTTGACAGCTTCTGCTTCCTGCATCTGCATTTGGGTTTCCAGCTGCTCGCCTACTGCTACGTTGTCAGAGAAAAGAGTTGGTTCACCTAGTTCATCTGCAAGAATACGTGCGAACTCTTTACCTGAAAGATGAGTAGCAACTGAAGGATCAGCAAGCTTGATCTGGTAAAGCTGTGTAAGGTTCTGAACACGACGAGCACGTTCAGCAAAGTGACGAGCACCCACAGGAACAATCTTACCGTCAGCTACAAGGTCATTCTTTGTGATTGACTGGAAAAGAATAAGACCATCCTGCTCATTGACAACTCGAATTGTATCTGAGTTACTCATGTTACGGCGAGCTACCTCAAGCATTGCATTCAGGATTGGCTCAAGGAATGTTCGTTCGAAGTGTGCAGTCTTGTGCTCGAAGATACGTGATGCTGCATTCTGAAGGGATTGTACCTCAAAGGCTGTCTTCTCGCCAGCAGTGCGGATACCCATGGCTTGCTTAGGTGCACC